TAGAAGCAATGTGTGGTGTTGGACAGAATCCAGCAGATACAGGTTGCACACCAAAAGGTAAAGCAAAAACAAAACCAAAAAAAACAAAACCATATAAACCAGTGTCAGATAAACCTAAAGTTAAAAAACCATCAATTGACATATCAAAAGTAATGAAACAAATTACTAAAAAAATGACAATGAAAAGGGTAGCAAAAAACAGACCGGACAGAAAACCAAATATGAAAAATGGTGTTGATGTTATGCGCAATCCAATGGATGACGACCATTTTATCGGAGATTTTTTATATAAAACAGACAAAGGTGTTGATTTAGAAAAAAGAAACGAAAATTTAAAAAACCAATGGTCAGAAAAAAAGAAAAAATTATCACCAAAACAACAAAAACAACTAAGAGAAGATGTGTTGAGTTGGAAACAATTAGGTGGTTTTGAAGCGATTGAAGAAGCTATTAGAACCGGAGAAACAACAGAACAAGAAATTAGAGATAGAAATGAAAGAATAAGTGATTTATCTCACAATACCATTACAAAAGTTGATACACCAATAGAAAGAGGAATATCAGTTCCAAATGAAGTTGCAGATGAAATATTAAGTAATTTTGAAGTTGGAGAAATGGTTGAAATACCAGATGAAAATGGACACGGTTCAAGTGGTTTTAGCACAAGTGAAGAAACAGCAAGGGGTTTTGCAGAAGTTGATGATGGAGACCCAGAAAAAACATCAATTATATTTAGAATAAAACCAAATTCAAAAGGTCAAGTAAGAGGAGCATTCATTGACGGAGAACCAGATGACAACGACCCACCAGGATTTTGGACAGAAGAAGAAATTACTCGTAGTTCTAAATCAAAAGCAAAAGTTGTTTCAATAGAAACTAAAAAAATGTCAAATGGTAGAACAATAAAGATTGTTACTTTACAAGAACCAGATGACTTAACAGAAACAATAATTAAAGAAACAAGTAAAAAATTTAGTGAATTATCAAGAAAGTATTTAGAAGGCCCACTAAATCCAACACCAAAAAAGAAAAAATTACAAAAAGAACACTTAATATTAGAGGGTGGAGCATATGGACATATGAATCATCCATTTGATGATAATAATTTGACGTTTTCAGATTTGAAGAACATAATTATTAATGGATTGGCAGGAAAATTAAATCGAGAAGATAAAGTGTCTGAAAAACTTGACGGACAAAACCTAATGATAAGTTGGGTAGACGGAAAGTTAAAAGCAGCAAGAAACAAAGGTCATCTAAAAAATAGTGGTAAAACTGCACCAACAACCGCAGGTATCGCCAGTATGTTTGCCGGTAGAGGTAATATTAAAACTGCTTTTGTAGGAGCGATGAAAGATTTAGAAAAGGCAATCGGAAAATTATCAGAACCACAAAAGAAAAAGGTTTTTGGTAATGGAACTAAATGGATGAATTTAGAGGTTATATATCCAAAAACAGCAAATGTAATTGACTATGATGTCGCTGAAATTGTATTTCACGGAACTACCGAATATGATAAAAGTGGTAGAGCAAAAGGTTATTCAAAAGAAGGGGCTCGTATGTTAGAAGGTATGATTAGACAAGTAAATCAAAATATACAAAAAAGATTTAAAATTAGTAGACCAAACTTTTTAAAAATGAGTAAAGTTCAAGACTTTGGTAAAAAGAAATCTACATTTTTAAGTAAATTAAATAAGTTACAAAGTCAATACGGATTAAGTGATACTGATAGATTAGCAGAATATCATATTAGTTTTTGGCAAGAATATATTTTTAATGCAGCAAAACAATTTAATGTAAACATAAAAGACAGTCAATTAATTAATTTAACTAATCGTTGGGCATTCTTTGACAAATCATATAGTATAGGAGATATTAAAAAAGACTTTAAAGACAATCCAAAGTTTGTTGATTGGGTAATCAATACTGATAAACTTGACCATAACAAAATGTTTAAGCAAAATATAAAACCATTTGAAATATTATTCTTTCAAGTTGGTGCAGAAATATTAAAAAATATACAAGGATTTTTGGCAGTATCACCAGATAAAGCAGTTCAAAAAATAAGACAAGATGTCACAAAAGCATTATCAGATTTACAAAAACCAGACAATGTTAGTAAATTAGAAAAATTAAAAATACAAATAGAAAAATTAGAAGCTATCGGTGGAGCAAGTTCAATTGTTCCGAGTGAGGGTTTAGTATTTAAATACAAAGGTAATATTTACAAATTCACAGGAGCATTCGCACCAATCAATCAGATATTAGGTAGTTTAAGATTTTAAGGAGTTATATGGCAAATTATAGTAAAGAATCAGAAAGACAGAATAAAGCATTAAAAGATTTGATGTCAGGAAAAGAACATACAAAAGAGTATGTTCAAGTAGGATACGAAGGAAAACAAGAAAACCTTGGTGGTAAAACAAGAAAATCAGAATTAACAGACACAATGGCATCAGTAAGAATGCCTTGGTTTTGTCCAAAGTGTGATAAAGCAATGAAGAAAAAACTTGATAGAAAGTTTTGGTCTACACAAGGACATTGTTTTGATTGTCAAGTAGAATTAGAAAACAGAATGCGAATTGAAGGAACATTTGAAGATTATGCAAAAACTAAAATGTTAGAAAATCAAAAAGCATACTTAAAAGATTTAGAACAAAGTATTGACGACTTTGAAAAAACAGGTGGTAAAAAAGAGTGGTTTAACCAAGTTGGTGTTAATAACCCAGAATTAGAATCAGAAAAATGGGAAATGGGTGAAAAAGAATTTGAAAAAACCATTTCAGAAGCAAGAGATTTCATACGAGAAAAAAGAGAACTCGTAGAAAATGCAGAAAACGAAATACAAGGAGCGAAATAATGAATATCATACAAACGATATTAAATCTTTTCTTTGGTGGAAATAAGAAAAAAGAAGTCAAAGAACTTGACAAACAAATCAAAGTAAAAGACAATGAAGTTAAAGAACTTGAAAAAGAAGTAAAAGTTCTTGAATCAAAGAAAAAAGTAAACAAAAAAGAAGTAGCTAAATTAAAAAGAAAAGTTACTACTACTAAAAAACAAATTGCACAAGCATCAGAAGCAGTCAAAGAAGACAATGCAGATGACGCAGTAAAATTTTTAAAGAAATTCAGTAAGTAGTATATATTTATATATATGAGATATTTTATTTACATATTATTAATGGGAGCATTATTCTCTCAAGAAGTGGTTGACGAACCTAAAACCTATACTTTTACAGAAGAAGAAGTATTAGGGTTTACTAACGAAATTAAAGAACTACAACTAAAAGATAGTTTAAATGTTTCGTTGGTAATGGATTTAGAGGAGCAAATCAAACTTTATGAGGAAAATTCATACATAGACTCTATGTTGATTTCAAATAAAACTACCCAAATTAATCTACTGAAAGACACTAATAAACTTCTTGAACAAAAAGTAAAACTTGTTAGACCCAAATGGTATGAGAACAAATGGTTATACTTTACATATGGAGTTTTGATGACTGCTACATCAGTTAAGTTAGCAGGTCAAATAGTAGATTAATGGCAGAACAAATTAAAGAAGTAATTAAACAACAATATATTGAGTGTGCACAAGACCCAGCATACTTTATGAAAAAGTATTGTATGATACAGCATCCTATTCAAGGGAAGATACCTTTTGATTTGTATGATTTTCAGGAAAAAACTGTAAAAGAGTTTCAAAATGAACGAATGAATGTTATTTTAAAAGCTCGTCAGTTAGGTATTTCCACTTTAACAGCAGGTTATGCTTTGTGGATGATGACTTTCCATAAAGATAAAAATATATTGGTTATCGCAACTAAACAAGATGTTGCAAAAAACTTAGTTACAAAAGTTCGTGTTATGCACGCAAATCTACCAAGTTGGTTGAAACAACCTTGTGTTGAGGACAATAAATTGAACTTACGATATATGAATGGTTCTCAGATTAAAGCAGTATCAAGTGGCCCAGAAGCCGCTCGTTCTGAGGCACTATCATTGTTGATATTAGACGAGGCAGCATTTATTGATAAGATTGATGATATATGGACAGCATCACAGGCTACTCTAACAACTGGTGGTCAATGTATTGCATTGTCAACACCTAATGGGGTTGGTAATTGGTTTCATAAAACTTGGGTAGATGCGGAAGAGGGTCGTGGTATGTTTAATCCAATCAAATTACATTGGACGGTTCATCCAGACAGAGATGACGATTGGAGAAAAGAACAGGATACTTTATTAGGGCCAAGTGGTGCAGCACAAGAGTGTGATTGTGACTTCTTGACATCTGGTACAGGTGTGATTGACGCAGTTCTATTAGAAAAATTAAGAAAAGATTTATGTATAGAACCAGTGGAAAAAAGAGGTATTGATGCGAATATGTGGGTTTGGGAACAACCAAACTACAATAAAGATTATATCGTATGTGCTGATGTAGGTAGAGGAGATAGTGCAGACTATTCCGCATTTCACGTTATTGAGTTAGAAAGTTTAACTCAGGTAGCAGAATATAAAGGTCGTATCAATACAAAAGATTTTGGTAATATGTTGGTTAGTGTAGCAACAGAATATAATGATGCTTTACTAATCGTAGAAAACAATAATATTGGTTGGGCAACAATCCAACAAATTATAGATAGGGATTATCCTAATCTATTTTATACAAGTAAAGACTTACAATATGTTGATGTTCAACATCAAGTAACGAATAAACATTATCGTGAAGAAAAGAAAATGGTTGCTGGTTTTTCAACGACTTCTAAGACCAGACCACTAATTATTAGTAAGTTAGAAGAATTTTTTAGAGAGGAAAGTGTAGTGGTTCGTTCCAATCGTTTGATTGATGAACTACTGACTTTCGTCTATATTAATAATAGAGCAGAAGCAATGCGAGGATACAATGATGACCTTGTGATGTCTTTTGCTATTGGACTTTGGGTTCGTGATACTGCATTAAGATTACGAACACAAGGTGTTGAATTAACAAAGAAAACTCTCAGTCGTATGATGGACAATGAGGGTTTATACACCAATGACGACATCAAGAAAAATGATAGTTGGGATTGGGACACAGGAAAAGAAAAAGAGGACCTAACGTGGCTCTTATAAAAGTGAGGTAAAAAATGGCTGATACAACATTATTTGGAAGACTGAGACGATTATTTGCAACAAATGTAATTGTTCGTAATGTCGGTGGTAAAAAATTAAAGATTGCCGATACGGACCAAGTGCAAAAACAAGTCAAAAGTCATCTTGTTGACAGATATACAAAACTACATAACAACTTAGATTTAGTTGGAACAGGTTATTCAACCGTACATCAAATTATGGCGGCAAGATTAGCATTGTTTAAAGATTATGAATCAATGGACTCAGACCCAATCATATCATCTGCATTAGACATATATTCAGATGAATCAACTATGAAAGGTGAATATGGACAAGTTATCACAATTAAATCAGATAACGATAACATTAAAGAAATTTTAAACAATTTATTTTATGACATTATGAACATTGAGTTCAATCTATGGCCTTGGACTCGTAATATGGTCAAGTATGGTGATTTCTTTTTACACTTAGATATAAGTGAAAAGTATGGTATTACTAATGTAGTTCCACTTTCACCTTATGAAGTTATTCGTTCTGAGGGAGAAGACCCTGAAAATCCTTACTACACTAAGTTCTACTTAGAAAGTATTGAAGGAGCACACCCGTATTTCGGCCAAAAGCCAAGTGGTAAAGGAAAGATAGAATTTGAAAACTTCCAAATCGCACATTTTAGATTAGCAAACGATAGTAATTTCTTACCTTATGGTAAATCTATGATTGAATCTACAAGAAAGATTTGGAAACAATTAACACTTATGGAAGACGCAATGTTAATTCACAGAATTATGAGAGCACCTTCCAAACGAGTATTCAAGATTGATATTGGTAATATACCACCAGCAGAGGTTGATAACTATATGCAAAGAATTATCAACAAGATGAAGAAAACACCAGTTATTGATGAAGCAACAGGTGAATACAATCTTAAATACAATATACAAAACTTAACAGAAGATTTCTTTATGCCAGTTCGAGGTGGAGATAGTGGAACGGAAATCAATGAGTTAGGTGGTATTGACTATGATTCAACAGAAGACATT